GCTTGCTCGCGTGGACGACTGTCCGCTGCAGCCGCGTGATGGCCGGCGCGAAGCGCCAGTCAGCATGCGGATGGCAATCTGCGGGGTCCGATGGCGCGGCGCGAAGCGTCCGCGCCATCGTAGAAGTCACCGGCGCTGCGCGGCTTTATCGCGCAGCGTCCGGTGGACTGCCGGGTTAGGACGGTTTTTCACAGTTTCTCTTTGACAAAATCAATGTGGTCGAGAACAAATTCTTGAATCAAGCCCGATGCGGCAACAATATGAATCATGTGCTCACGAGCACTTGACTGTGTAACACACTCGACGGCATGCATTAGCAATGTGGCGGACGGATTTCCGCTACTTGACTCGCTCGGACTAAACAGCAAGTTCAGCAGGCCGCTGTATTCGGCGTACCGGCTTTGATATTCCTTCACCGCTTCGCTGAAGGAAATGGTCTCCTTTGACGATGGGATGCTTTTCGTAAGGATGTTTCGTGTAAAGCGATCAAGAATTTCGTCGCGCTTGGGCTGTTTGCCGAATCGCAGGTAAACATACGTCATTACGGCGGCCGCGAAATAGGTAAGTTCCAGTCTGCGAATGGTTGAATCGTCGCAGCTGATGGCCTCTCGGAACAGCCGATACAGAACCGATTGGCCGCCAATGGCTTGGTTGGTCAGAGCATCGGCAACATCCGGCTCTTTGCGCTTAAAGAAATCAAACATAGCAAGTCCTAACTAATGAGTAGCGAGAATTATTTCGCGTTTATTGAATAATTCGGAATTAATTCTCTGTAAAAACGCACGATAAGTTTTATGCAATACGCACGATAAGTGGGTTGTTTTTCAAGTTTGTCAATAACAAAAAATTTTGTTAATTACAAAATGAGATTAAGATCAAATTAATCCCGCGTTTTTCGCCTTTTTATAATACGCCTGGTATCGTCTTCCAATCCTGGTTATCGTGGTGTCGTTAAGGCCGGAAATTTCGGCGATTATGGCCCCCTTGACGCCACGCCTGATCAATTCTATAATCATATCGTCTCGTTCATTACGAAAGGGGTTGTCTTTTCTAATCCGATCGACTTGATCCTTAGAAAGCGCGCTGAGAACAAGCAGAACCTCGTTCGGATTCGGTTTCATTCTGGCCATGATATCCCTCTTTGGCATCCATGTATTTTTTTAACATATATAGGATTTGGCAATCTAAGGGGCGCATTTCTTGTTCTGCCAGCTTCTCAACCTCTTTTAAAATTTGGATGTGATTTTTAAATTCAATGACAATCCCACCAGATGTCCCTTGAGGGGCGATTAGCAGCTTATCCTTATCAGTACTTGGATTTTCAATTTTACCAGCCCCAACGGCATCATGGGGTTTTTTGCCCCTATGAGATTTTTTCGCCATGCAGCTCGCGCACAATTTGCTGTTTGGATGGATAGTTTCCTTCTCGCCGCACGCCTCGCAAAGTCTTTTATGATCTGGGGAAGTGGTCGGGGGCGGATCTTGCGGATCTTGCTTATCCACTTGCATTTCAACCTCCCTTCGTGCGGCTAAATCTGCCAATTCGACGGGAACACTGCTATCCATGCCCCCCAGCGCCGACACGTATTCAATACGTTTTTCGCAGTTCTCGCAAACAGGATTGTTTTTATCCTCATCAAGAAGCTCACAATTTTTGCATGGACTATGTTGCATATAATAATTTGATGCGGGCGATGTGTGCATAATGGCATGAAGCGGAAGGAGGTCCGCCAGGGGGCATTATGCACAGGGCGCCCGCCACCCCCTCAACCATTCCCCCAACTCTTTATTTACTGCCTTGTTTTTCAAGCTCGTCGGAAAGGATTTTTAGAAGACCCGATATCTCATTGTCTATGCGCCTTACTTCGGCAAGCCTTTTCTTTTCATCAATACCCGCCTCCGGGAGCATCTCCATTGCCATTTCAATGTCTTTTTCTGTCAAGGCAAGCCATATAACCAAGCGGTCACGAAATTCAGGCAATATGCTATGCCCCCCGAACATTTCAACATTCCTCTCTTGGCATCCCAGCAGATGTGGAACTAAAAAATGCAAAATAACTTCATCCCTTCTTGCCTTGAGTCTCTCTCTGGCGCTTTGTAAAACCTCCTTCTTTGTAGCGGGAATATCCAATAGTTTCTGTTTTTCTTCTTGCAGCTCTTTAATCCTGTCCTCAATCTCAGAATGCCTTTTTTTGATTCCATCGACGGCTATCGCCTCTATTTTAGAGCTTTTATCCAGAAACTCCTGCCGCACCTCGTTGTTCTTTTCTCGGTTTTTGATTAGAAGATCTCGGTTTCTCATTTTTCCTCCATGTATCTCTGCGTCATCTCAGGATACCTTGTTTGAATGATTGTAAAGGCTTCGCTGTAGGTCATATGTTTTTCCAGCTTTACGCCGGAGTCGCTAAACTCCAGCTCTCCGCGAAGCAATTCCAGAACTTTTTGATGCAAAAACTCACCCGGGTCGGTTTTTTCTGTAAACTCGAAAGTCATGACGCCTCCATCGTTAAACCCCATATCGGCAAGCCCCTTGACGGCCGGAGTCATGCCCCCCAGAAAAGCCACGTGCCTTAATGTGCCGTCCCCATAAAAACAAGCCGATCGTTTTTTGTAAAAACCCTTTTTGACAAAATCTTCAAACTCTGAAGAAACGCTTTTGAATTTTGCATAAAGTGTATTCCCAATCTTTTTCAGCGCCGACACCCAGCCATAAGCCGGCGAATTATCCTTTGGATGCCCGATGGTCAACGGGGGCTCGTGTTTCGCCGGGTCGAACGATGCAATGGCCCTGTCGATCAGCGCGTCGCCGTCTTGAACCCGTCCCTGGCTGTCTATCTGTTGCCCCCCCCTAAAGATCGGCACCCAATCGTCAAACCCTTTAAATTCTATCAATATTTAGCCCTCCTTCCTTATTTCAATATTGAAATTGACTCTTAACTTAAAACACATTAGAATATATTTGGTTTGTGGATCAGCCCTGATCCATGCCCGGGGCCTCCGCTTGGCGCTCAACTTAGCGGGGGCTCTTTTTTTGCAGGATTATAGAGGCATCGTTTATAAGATCCGATATGTCTCTTAGTGCTTCACACATTCCGCACAGGCCATTTTCATTAAACGCAAGCTCGGCCTGATTGGCGGCCCTAAACATGGTGATCATAAATTCAATTCTGTTCACTGCCCAATTCATACGGTCAATTGCTTCTATCTTGCTCATGCATCACCTTCCTTTTCGTCAAATCCCAATGCAATTTTCTCGATGATTTCACATAAACGCATTTCAACGCCATGAAACCAGTCGATAAAATCTCCCTGAATGTTTCCGAGCGTTTTATTGGCTGCCTCTTCAATAAGATATTGCATGATCGCGAACATGCCCCTTAAACAAGAAAGCTCGATTATAATGTCATCGGTGTTTTTCAGGTATTTTGTTGGTTTTTTCATCGATCTCCCCCTTTCAGTCTATTTTCACATATTCAAAACAGAGAGGCTGAAAACCCGGAAGCCCGAAAACCAAACCCTCCCGGATTGACAGCCCCTCGCCCGCTGCCCGCCTCGGATATTTACGATGCACCGGCAGGGCGTCCGAGATAACGCCTTTTCAGCGGCCAACTTAGCCGGTGCAAAATCCTCTTAGTTGTGTATTGCCTCCCCCTTCGTCTTGATTTTTTGCTGCCGTTTAATCAAAGCCGCTACGACGCCCCGGACCTGATCCGGATAAAGCCATCGAACCAGATCAACCCCGTACATTTGTTTTGCGATGCCGTCCGCATAAGCCCAGGGAAGCCGCATGTCTGCAAGCAAGGCGCCGATCTTTGATAATAAAGGCGCTCTGTCCGGTGCCGCAGGGATGTGCATGCCGGATGCCTTTGCCGATTTATGAACCGGTCGAAGCCCGCAAGCCTTCATATGCTTTAGAACCTCATGCCGTCCGCGTTCATCCAGATCCGCCGCGCTCCGCACACCGGCAACGTTGAAAAGCATTTCCCTGTAAGTGGCATCGTCAAGGCCAAGCTGCTTTTTAAAAATGTGATTCTTTGCGAGTTCACGCCAACGCGGATTCGAATGAGCATGACGCCTGCGTGCCACTTCCTTAACTCCCATCAAGCAACCTTGAATTTCTTATCGGCGGCGGTTCCGTCATCCTGGCCCAAAACGTCCCTGATAGCGTCATTTCCGTCTGGATCTGCCGACGCAGCGCCCGGAAGCGAGCCGTAAATTTCTTCAACAAGTTCCCTTGAAACCATTTCAGCCCCGGCAAACAAAGCTTCAGCCATCAACGTTATCAATATCTTTTGCAGCCCCAGGTAGTTTTTTGCATCCGACATGTTTGAAATATATTCTTGAGCTTTTGCATTAAAAACACCCCCTACCGTGCGTTTAATGTATTCCAGTATTTCAGCGTCGCTCAATCCCTCCATCCAAACGGTATTTGTCCTCAGTCTCAGTTCGCTCATTCCGGCTTTGTTTAAGGGGTCTGACTGACCGATAAGGATCACGGTGAACAACTCCGCATCTCCCATCCATTCCATTTCCCGAAGCGATTTAAGCGCCTTCAGGGTCATTCCGTGCAGCATGTGGCTTTCTTCGATCACCAGCACAGGCTCATATTTGCGTGACGCTTCTCCGATTATCCGGCAAAGTTGATAAGCCCGGATTTCCCTGCCCCGTTTCGGCTTTTCGTCGCTTAAATTCAGGATGATTGCTTGCTCGATGTCGCTGATTAAAAGGCGGGATTTATCGGCGGATTTGACAAATATTCTCTGTATCCGCAGCATTTTTCTAAGGACCTCGTTTACCGTTCTGCTTTTCCCACATCCCCTTTCTCCGACGACCGACACTACTTCATGGCCTTGAACAGCCATCTTTATGATACGCTGAAGCCGTGTTTCTTCAGCGGTTTTTAGGGCGATCTTTTTAAAAGGATTTTCTTTAAACCCGAAATAATCAAGCGTCTCAAGTGTCGATAGACTATTCATTGGCGCACCTCCTTTTTTCCCATGCGGCTTGAACTTTTAACGCTAAATTCCTCACCTTGTGACGGGAAAGACCGATTTCAATAATGCGCTGTTTTACGGCTTCCCGGTTCTCTTTATCCAACCTCACGCCGCTAAAAATTATAAAGTCGCGCATAGCCTCATCGATCGAAGGATACGCATCAACGTCCAGTGGGTTTTCAATCTGCCGGACTTCCTTTGTGCGTGTCGGAAGCTGCGCGACGTTGCCCCGATCCTTCGGCGATTCATACAGCCTGCTTGTAACTTCAAGCGCCTGCGCCTCCTTTGCGGCTATCTGATGGGGGGTTTCCTCGTGGGCCGTGAATTTGCCCAGCGGGTTCGGCGCAAAGTCCTCCACTTCATACTTGATTCCGGTTCTTTGGTCCTGAACGATCAGCTTGTCTTCAAACACCCCTTTATATACAACCACCCTGGCGTCATGCAGCCCCTTGACCTCATACGTGACGCCGTTTAGCGAAAAACAGCCGTCCGCGCCCACCACCCTTTTATGCCGCTCGGCAATCGTTTTTAAAGCGTTTTCCGGTATCTCGACAGCGCCCCCCAGCAAGCTTATCCGCTGCCATGCCTGGCGCCGTGAAATCTCTGTTTCATATCTGTGTGACCGGTCGTTATATTCTTCCAGGTAATTTAAAAACTGCCGATTGAGTTCACTCAATGAAATCTCAAATTTTTTCCAGTCGGCTTGAACAAAATACGATCTTTCAAAACGATCCCATTGCGTCCGCCATGTCCGTTCGATTTTACCATGCGCCTCTTTGTTCCCTGGTTCGCTCGGATCGATTTCAACCCCAAGCCTGGCCACAAAGTCTTTAAATTCATGGCCTCTCATCATCGGGCCAAGGTCGCCCTTGATCTTATCCGGAAGCCCAAAAAGAACTTTGTCATCGTTTTTGGCCCAAGCCCATTCAAGAAATTCCAGGTTGTCATTTGCGTTTTCACCGTCCGCCGCAATATACCTGGCCACAACAAAGCCGGAATGATCATCCGTAAGTCCGTACACCCAGGGACGCTTTCGAATCGGAACCGGCTTGTTCTTATAGCCCTGTTCTCCGACGTGAAGCCTTAAGATATAGTCCCCGTCATCCGTCTCTCTGTGGATATAAAAAGACTTCGAAGATGAGGCATCTATGTGATGCAGTTCGTTCGGACGCTCTGCCTGAAAACGCTGAATACGGCGCTGTCTTTTATTCAGCCCGTTTTCACGGTTGATCCTGTTGATTGTGGATACCTTGTTGTTCATGCTTTCTGGAATAAGCCCGTTATCTATTGCGATACAAATCGCCTGGTCGGTTGCGATTTCTCCGACTCGCTCGGGCGGCTTTTTTTTGATCATGGCCACGGTATTGGCAATATCTTCGATATTATCAATCTTTCTCTTACCCGCCTGTCTCTGCCTGCCGATACCAAGCTTGCCGTAAATCATGCAGCATGAGAGTCCGAGCGATTTCGCCCACTTTTTGATGATATCGCTTTTACCACCGTATTGCGCGGCTTCCCAATCCGCCCTGATTAGGTTTATTGTTTCAGAAGACAGGCCCATCAATCCAAACTCACTGCAATTTCTGTGTCCCATTCTCTTCTCAGCATCGCTAAGCTTTTATATGCCAGATCCTGGTAGCTCTCGATTCGCGCCTGCGCCGGTACGTCTTCTCTGATTTCATCACAGCGGCTACTCATAAATTTTTGCACTGCGGTGTTGAGCTTAATTGCCAGGTCTTGAATATCTTTCATCTGCTTCTCATAGGTCTCAATGTCCACCTTTACGGGCTCAAATGCCTCCAGTCGCTTGTTTTCTTTAACCATCGCGTCTAATTGCGCTTGAAGGTTCTCGGTCTTGGCCGCAACTTGATCGTCAACCTTTTTCTCTGCCTTTTTCACCCTGGTTTCCAGGGTCTCTTTCTCGCGCCGGTGGGTCTCTTTGAGTTGGTCGATAAAGGCTTCTATGTCGCCTTTGTTTTCGGGAAGAAGGGGGATTCGGGCGCCGTCGATGATTAGGTCGTTTTCATCAAAACAGGTCATTTTGTCCTGAATTGACTTGCCCAAGTATCTGATTTTATTTAATGGCACCCCTGCAATTTGGGACAATTTGGCCTGAAAATTATCATAAATCGGCTTTAAATCGCTCAGTATCCGATTTGTGTTTCTCACGTTCATTCCGTTTGATTCGCAAAATTCCTCCCAGGTCTTGCCCGTTTTTCTATATTCCTTATCCTTCCTCACCTGGTAAAGAACCGCGTATTTGACCAGTTCGCTGTGGGCATTGTCGTACTCAATCTTTTGCAAAATGCCGGATGCCCTGGCGTCTACGCCGAAGGATTCCATTTCAGCCTGCATCCTTGCAGTGCGTTCATTGGCTTTCCTGCTTTCCGTCTCCATTATGGAGCCCGCAATTTTTATGTCGTTTTCCATATCCCCTCTCGATGGTCTTAAATATTTAAGATTTTTATTAGTGCGTTGACCGTATCCAAATGGCTGTTGAGTTCTTTTTTAAATCGAACGAAAACTATTGCCATAAAAGGCCCGATATTCCACTTATCGCCGTCCGAGATGACAAAGCCCTGGTCTTCGAGTGTCGTAAGATACTGCATGACGGCGCTGTAAGACATCCCGGTAAAATCAACGATGTCATAGACTGAAGCCGGTTCCCGGTTATCGGATATGAATCTGATGATTTCACAGGCTTTCTGAACCGCCCTGATCCGGTGATAAGTTTTCATTAAAAAACCCTCCTATTGTGCGTTTGCCGGTTCAAAGTATTCTCTCGGGCAGCCGTGTTTCACAAAGGTTTCAATCACAGCCTTATTATTGCTTTTCCCGTGAACAATAAAGTTCACCGTCGGTGGCGACACCCCGGCTTCCCGGGCGATCTGGTTTTGTTTTATGCCGTTTCTGATCAGCCAAACCTTTATATTAATAGCGTTATTCATAACCCTACCTCCTGTGCCAAGCGGCTTGCTTTCTTTCTGTTTTTGCGGGCTTCGATCTCCGATTCAGCCCATTGCAGTTTCTTTAAATCATCGTTGGAAACAACGTGCGTATCCTGGAAAAATGAGGCGTAAACTTGAAGGGGAAGGATGTTTTGAACCGCCCGGCAAAAGATCGAAAGCAGCCGGATCGGGATGTGATGTGCAGTCGCACCCGGAGCAAGCCACTTGTTCAGAAGGGGGAGTGTGATCACCTTCCGGCCGCGCCCGCCGCAGGTGATCCCGGCAATCAAAGCCATACGATTCATGTCGTCAACGACTTGTTCCCTGGATAATGGAGACCCCTTCAAAGTCTCATTCATGGCGGCTTTTAAGGAAGGTCCGGGATCGGCAACTATATTGTCCCATAGTTTGAGTTGCTTGGAAGGTACGGAATTTTCATTCATTTTGATATTGATCATCGTTCGCACCTTAGTGTATGGTTTGTTTAAAACTTTATTAAGAACTTATCCGTAAATAATAATTGCTTTTCTATCAAGTTTACTTTATATTTTCCGCATGATAATCTTTTAATGCGGAGGATATATGACAAAGATTCAATCATGGGAAGTTTCCGA